ATGTACCACTTCTTTCTTCTTAACTTCCATAGCTTTTTCAGCTACCTCTTTTATGTGAGCTTCCATATCTTCAGTTATTTGAACTGAGTTGACTTCATCATCGACTACAAATGGTGGTGCTTTTTCGTCCATATTATTAGCTTCCTAAAAGTTGACTAAAGGTTATTGCTTCCTCAGGAGAGTTTTCGCTTGTTGGTTTTAAGGTTGGTATAAACCAACTGTGCTGCCCCTTCGTAATTAGTTCTGTCCCAAAAGACCAAACCTTAGCAGCAATAGGCAACGCACTATTAAATAGCTGAAAAGTGTTTAGTTTTTTGTACGTAAACTTATATCCATCTTTACTAACGTTAATTACACCAAGAGCATAATTAGTGTCTCCAATAGGATATTGGTAGATGTCGTCTTCAGAACCTTCTGGCTGAGGAATCAAAAGAGTAATCAGAATCATTTTCTACGTCTGACCTTTCAGCTTCACTCCACGCCATTCTAGGCATTTCATCACTGCCAAAAGGAACGTTTTCACGCCATCCTTTTTTAGTGTGACCTATGATAACATCTACTCGGTCATCTTTTTCTAAAAGAACATCTGTTTTATCTATTACAATGCCTCCGATAGGCCCATCTATTTGACTCATTTTTTGAATCACGTTCAAACGTGGAACATCCACATCCTCTAAAGAAACAACAAAACCTCCATCGCCTGAAGCACACAACGCTGTGTCCTTACTAGCAACTATTTCTGCACTTTCTTCT